ATTCTTTTTAGCCATGTGCCTCTTTGTAGTTCTGCTACGGTGTATTCAGTATGGCAAATTTGTCTGAGCCATAGATCTCTATCTGTTTCATAAGGTTGGTCAATATCACTAAATCCAACTCCTACAGGATAGGCCAAGCTGGTCATCTCCACAACCGGACGTACTCCTGCAATGGCTGCTTGTATGCCCGGACCTGAATTGTAGTTTACCACAGCGTGACAATCAAAGTGCATGTCGTAACTGTCGTATGTGTTGGATAGTTTTTTTGGAGGCTCAACACTCACACCAGGTGGCAAGCTATTTAACATCAGTCTACAGCGTGGATGCGGGCGTATGGTAATAGGACGATCTGTATTGTTTCTTAGAATACCAATTGTGTTTTTAACCCAATCAGTCATGTTGACTCCATCAACTTGCAAACTACGATCATGTTGTGCGGCAATAACAATGTTGGGCTTGGAACCAATTTGTGTGGCCAAACTGATGTCTAGTTTGGCAGGGCGGTCCCAATCTAAATTGTCCAAATGGCCATAGTAGCCTTGTGAGGTAATGTTGTTTACTGCAATCTTCCAGGTGTTGCCGCGATATAGCGCACCTATTTCAATTATCACAACTGGCTTGTTTTGTGATCTATAGTGATCGTATACTGCTCGATTAGGTGCCATTCTGCCGGCCCACAACACTGACCAAATTACAGCCGCATCGGATTCCATTGAATTTTCTTGTGTTTGTATACCACGTGCCTGCAAATAATCCAACACAGCCGACATTACGGGTCTGCTGTTTTGAGCACACTGAGAAGGAAAATAGGCTATGTTATTGATCATAAGTATGTGAGATGAAACACACTGTAATTACCACTTTCAACGCGGATGGTTATGCAAAGTACGGCCAACGCATGATTCAAACGTTTTTGCAAAACTGGCCAGTTGATCTGGTAGTGTATGCAGAAGGATGTGACGTGACTGAAACAGCACCCAATCTTCTAGTGCGTGATATCTCTGTAGTCACCGAACTCACAGCATTCAAACAACTGTGGCAGGGTGTGCCCCGAGCCAATGGTGATGTAAGCGCGGATCCTGAACGAGCAAAACGCAAAGATGCTGGCAAAGGGTTCAAATGGGACGCTGTGAGATTTGCTCACAAGGTCTACAGCATTTTCCATTGTGCTGCCCACACTGATACTGATTGGCTGATTTGGATGGATGGGGATACTGTATGTCACAGTCCTATTGCCATAACAGATTTAGAACGGCTGTGTCCGCCTGATCGAGACTTGTGCTTTTTAGGTCGTAGACACAAATACACCGAGTGTGGGTTGTATGCCATGAATCTTCGGAGCCTGCGTGTACAAGATTTCTTAACGCAATTTCAAAAATATTACGATGATGCTGAACAAGGTATTTTTACCTTGGATGAATGGCATGACTCGTTTGTGTTTGATGCTGTGAGAAAACAGTATCCATTGATAGAACTAGACTGGTCAAGTCATTTGATCACAGGCGAAGGACATCCATTAATCAATTGTGAATGGGGCGCATACTTGGATCATCTCAAAGGTGCTAGAAAAGACCTGGGTCGTAGCAAACGAGTAGACCTAAAGGTTCAACGTACAGAAGCATATTGGAAATGAACTGGATATTTCTCAACAAGAAAAACTCTGACGAGTACATAGAAATGTTTGCTCGAGGATCTGGTGTTGTGCCAACAAAATTAGAAACATGGCGTTACGAAGATAGTGATGCTCCGCTGGTGATCCGTGGCATCATGAAACACAAGATTATCAAACAGTGCTGGGAACACAAGAGACCGTTTTGGTACATGGATTCAGGATATGTTGGCAATAGGCCCAACCTTCAGAATCCACATGGATGGAAGCAATGGCATAGGCTAGTAGCCAACAACTTGCAGCACGGTGAGGTGGTTCCGCGGCCTGCTGATCGTTGGCAACGTCACGGTATTGCCATGCCTGTACGTCGACATGGCAGCAAAATACTGCTGGCAGTGCCGGACCAAAAGCCCTGTATATTTTACAAAATCAATCTCTCTGAATGGATTGAACAAACAGTTGCCACAATCAAGCAGCACACTGACCGAGAGATTGTGATACGTGAACGCAATCCCAATCGCCAGGCACGAGTGGCCAGTGACTTGCAATCAGCACTGACTGATGTGCATGCTGTGGTTACGTATAATTCAATTGCAGCCACAGAAAGTGTGTTGGCTGGTGTGCCAGCATTTGCATTGGCACCATCAAACGCTGCTATTCCAGTGGCCAATACTGATCTATCTAAAATTCACAATCCGTGGTACCCCGAGCAAGATCAAATCTATGCGTGGGCATGCCATTTGGCCTATGGGCAGTTTCACAATTCAGAACTGCTGGATGGTACCGCACAAAAAATATTACAGGAGACATACGATGCATGAACATTATGGTTGGCACTTTCCCGACTTTGAAACACACTTTCCCAAAATGCTGAAAAAAAGCGTTGACAAGGGACTTCCGCCTGAATACCAAATTGCTGTGCGCAACCGCAGTATTGGTCTGTGTTCCAAACGCAGAACTGCACTGGATATTGGTGCCAATGTGGGCTTGTGGAGTCGAGACTTGGTAGATAATTTTGCCAAGGTTGTTGCGTTTGAACCAGTGGCTGTGTTTAGAGAATGCCTGGAAAAGAATGTGAGTGGCCCTAATTTTTTTATTAGTCCACTGGCACTAGGCGACCACGACACTCAAGCCACCATGATCATCACAGAAGGCAATAGTGGGCACAGTCACTTGGATCCTGATACCCTGGGCACTGGTGATGTGCAAGTGGTAAAACTTGATAACCTAAACATGGAAGATGTAGACTACATAAAAATAGATTGTGAAGGCTACGAATATCGTGTGTTGCAAGGTGCAGAGCAAACTGTAAAACGTTGCAGGCCTATCATGGTGATAGAACAAAAGCCACATGATGCCTACAGCAAAGACTATGGACAGTTTGCTGCCATAGCATTGTTGGAATCGTGGGGCATGATTAAGTTAGATCAAATCAGAGATGACTGGATTATGGGATGGAACTAGACTCAACTGACAACATTGACAAGGGCGCCAAAGATTCTGCGGCGTGGGCTGTTAAATGGACCAGGGATAGATATATTGCCAAACACCGAGCAAGTTTTGAGATAGTAGATGCTTACCTCGATCAACCAGTGGGTCGATTGTTAGACATTGGGTGTGGCTTTGCTTGGCAAAGCAGATGGTTCAATGAAAAATACGGTACAGAACTTTGGTTGTTGGATGGAGATGCTAGTACTAATGCTACTAAATCTGAAACTGCCAGTTATGGCAACTGGAACACCGATCCTGCCCAATTAAAATTTTATCACACATTTGATTTTTTAAATTTAAAACTACAAGAACTAGGTACAAAGAACTATCAACTGATTGATGCAAACAACATCAACATACCCAGCGACGTCAAGTTTGATGTTATTACGTCATGGCTCAGTTGCGGACATCATTATCCTGTAAAAACTTATATAGAGTTGATGAAGAAACATTCTCATGAAAACACTAGAATTATTTTAGACATTAGATGCAAGGGCACAGCCACAAACTACATTGGTGTAGATGGATTTGAAGTTGTGAATGTTGTGAGTAACGCAGGTGGCAAAAAACGTGCCACAGTGGAAATAAAATTGCTATGAGCCCGTATTATTTAGAGTCGGTACGTCGAGGTGCTGAGTTCCAAAAAAACAACAAAAGTTGGGCTGGGTACGATGTGGTCAAATATCAAACAAAAATCAAAGACTTGGTAGATCGATATGATGCAAAAACTATCTTAGACTACGGCTGCGGCAAAGGATTGCAGTACAAAGAGCCGTTACCTTATGGTGGTAGCCTTGGCGTTGATATTCCTGAACACCAGTGGCAAACATTTGATGAGTATTTGGGAGTCAAGGTGTATTGCTATGATCCTTGTGTGGAAGGGGTTACAACACTGCCTCCTGCAGGCACAAAGTTTGACGGCATTATTTGCACACAAGTGTTAAACAGCATACCAGATGACGACATGCCGTGGGTGCGTGATTTGCTAGAAAGCTACGCAACAAAGTTTTGTTTTGTTGGTCTAAACTTTCAACGCGAAGCTAAAGGCAAAAAGGCCATGTATGATCCTGAATACTTTAGACAACCCAGGACTAGACAGTTCTTTCGCAGTTATTTCACTGACTGGAAGGGTAGTGATTTGTTTTGGTGGTGGAAAGACCGCTCGCACTATCCTGAATGGATAGACGATCAATTGAGTGGCACATGGAAAGATGTACCAGACACATTTGAAGGTAAGTATCAATACATTGAGGTAAACCATAGATGACCATAATCAATCCTGACTATCAAAAACAACTGAATCGCATGCATGCCAAAGGCAAATTTAGAAACGGTCACAAAGCCTACAGAATTGTAGAGCAATTTCTTAAAGACTATCAACCCAGTAGTGTAATGGATTTTGGTTGTGGTAAAGGTGCTTTAATTGCAGGCATTAAAGAACTGAACCCCAAAATTGTATCTGAAGGATATGATCCTGGCAATCCTGAATTTGCAACGTTGCCTGATAGAACATTTGACGCTGTTGTCAGCACAGACGCTTTAGAGCATGTTGAACCGGCCTACTTAGATCAAACCCTGCGCATGATCAGCAGCAAAATGAATCGCTGTGGATTTTTTAGAATTGCCTGCTACCCGGCCAAAAAGAAATTACCCGACGGACGTAATGCACATTTGATTGTGGAATCACCCGAATGGTGGCGCACAAAAATAGAGGCAGTTATGGGAGTTAGGATTGTGTGGGAAGAAATTAGTGTGTTTGACAAGTCTGCTAAGTGGAACTGGGTCAAAGGCCACAACTATGACGTGGTAGTCGAAGTTATATAAGGTAAAAACTTTTGCCAAATTAACCCTGCACGTCCATCTGTATCTGACCAGTGGGCGGCTGCTAGGTCATTGACCCATTGTGATCTATCAAACAACTGAGGTGATTCAATTTGGTTTATATCTTTGTTGGCCACTGCCCAACTCACACAACTTTCATCATCAGCAAAAATTGGCACATTGGCCATGGCCGCTGCCACACTGGCTGAACTGTTGAAAAATACTGCGGCATGAGCATTTTGCAAATTGTCCAGCAATGATGATTGCGCAGGATCTACCACAGTTACATGTGGCAGTGATCGAAATTTAGCAAAGTCTTCTAGCTTGTATGCACCTGGATGAGGCCTGACCAAAATGTGTCTGCCAGAATGTGCTCTAATGCGTTTTATCTTAACACCCAACCACTGTATGGGATCTAGAGTTTTCATAGCAAACCCGCCATCACGTTGCATGCATATCAAAATGTGTCCATCTGTTTGACCAACTGGTGTGTCGTTTAATTTAATGTTGAATCGTGTGCTAATCTCCATCCACTTTGAACTGTCGCTGTTGTGATTGGCATACTCTGCACGATCGTAAAATGGTCCACCCAAACTGTAACGCAGGTAGGTGCCGTGGTCATCTAGATATTTCCAGCAGCTGGCATCAATGCACATGGTGTGAAATTTACGGCGCTGTTGTTCAGCAATGATTTGTTTTCTCAAAGCAATATTTCTACCACCTGTGTTGGTTGTGGCCCAACCCAACATCACTGCCAGCCTACCAGGAACATAGTTGTAGTCATACTCTATTACCACATTGCCACCACGGTGTTTGACACCGGCAGCAAAACTTTCTAAACATTCAATTTTTCTAGAATGCTTTCGATAGTTAGCAACAGAACTAACATAAACTACTGCATCAATGGTCATTTAAAATCTGCCAGGCCGTGCCGTCACGCATCTCTGCTTCGGTAAATTGACAGTAAGCCATGTGTCTTGCCCAGTAAAGAACTTCATCTAGCGTGGGAATCTTTGGCGTTTCAATTTCACTTAGTGATTGGCTGCACAATGCGGCCGCGGCATTTGGTCCTAATGTGATAGCAGGCTTGCCCAACAACAATGCTTCACCGGCTGCAATGCTAGAAAATGTGACTAAACAATGCACATCTTGTGCCAGAGCCATTTCCATAGTGTTGTCACTGAGTCTAGATGCTCGTGTTTGTTTGAGTCGAGTCACTACAGGACGATCAGTATATTTTTTTATTTCATCTTGTGTTTTTTCCAACCATTCTTCAAGGTTGATGTCGTACAAGTTTAAAAGTTTTTGACTAGGCGGTGCCAACAAGATATTGGTGCCAGGTCTAAACTTTGATAATTGAACTTTAGTGCGAGCAAATCTATCACCGGGCCTCTCTATCATAGGACCAAAATTTTGCACATCGTTTTTGGTAATTCTGTGATACAGTTTGCGTTTGCCGTTGCCAAAGTACCCTGTATCCATGTAATAAAAATCTCTGCCGGCGGCACGACATCCATCCATTTGTTTGCGTTTGGTGATGCCACGTATCACAGCCGGAGTCATAGTATCTTGTTGTATTTCCCAAGTGGATATTTGTCCGCCAGCACCTTGGACAAAACTTTGCAGTAGTGGATCGTACATGTGGCCTTTTCTTTCGTATCTGTATTCGCTATCTAGTGCTACAATTTGATTGACTGGTAACGCTGAGATTTGTTGTTTTAATACATCCAGCGTAATGCCGTAGTATGCACCTTCGGGATCTACACGGTATTTTAAGATGTCTTTAAATAGTTCTCGAATCTCCGGAACTGCTTGGTCTAACACATGTGGATCAGGTGGCGCAGGTGGCGGGGGTGGGATATATGTTGATTCGTCTTCAAGTTCCCAATCTTTCATTCTGGCAACCTTTGTTGGCAATAATCAGTGAGCATGCGTTCTCTATGCCACTCGTTGCCTTGTGGTGTATCAGCAAACTCATGAAAGCATGGAGTGCCCAAGGTATAGTGTAAGAGCTTGGCGTCGGGGTTTGGCCCGTATTCATCAGGCAACCAATTCCATTCTGGTGGTAGTTCACCAATGCGTTCATCAAGTAACCATGAAAAGCGATGTAGTTCAGCACCTGTGGCTTTTTGCACAAATTCGGATGTGAGTTTTCTATTGGGATGACTGTTACAATTCCACAATATAACACTTGACCAGTTCTTGCGTGGATAATCTTCGTTCTTGGCGCCAAGATACTTTTCAGTCATACGTGTTTTGTAATCGTGCTTGACTACCATAACATCCTTGTAAGAATCTCGCAGTTCCCAAAGTTCCGCAATATCTCCGCGTACAATCATGTCGCCGTCAATGAATATTGCCCAGCCTTCGTATTGCATGAGATGTGGCACAAGGAATCGTGTGTAGATAAAGTGATTGCTGCCGTCTGTGTGGGTTTCACTATAGTCTCGAAACAAGTTCAGTGCTACTGGCACAATGGCCACTGGTTGACTGCTGTTGCGAATGATTGAATTTACACAGGTATGGTATGCAATGGCTTCTCGTGGATCATATCCTACAAAAATTGGAATTGGTTTCATTTGCGTTCAATGTCCTCTTCCACACAATCTTCTCCAAACTGTATTTCGATCAGTTTGAGTGGACGGTCAGTTTCGTTACACAGTTGATGCCATTCGTTACGATTGATCCAACATGACTCATGTATGGTCATGTGGTCTTTGATGTCTCTGTCTGTGCTGGAATCTAGTGTGTACACTGTGGCTTCGCCTTCAGCCACAAACCAAAACTCTGCTCGTTTTTCATGCCGTTGCATGCTCAAACAAGTTTTGGGAGTGACTGTGAGTTCTTTGAGTTTGGTACTAGAATCAACTTCATGTAGCACACGATAGTATCCCCAGGCTCGGGTTGTCTTGGGCTTTTTCCAATCTTCAAGAATCCACGAACTGGAATTCTTTTTATCTTCGCCGCCAATGCCAAACGCAAATTCTAAATTGGCATCTACTACATCCATTTCGGGAATGTTTTTATCAGTACGATCACCACCATTGGCAAACACCAAGGTTGCGTCAGGGTAGTGTGCTCGAACCTGTCGAATAAATTCTTTAGCTGAGCCATCTGCATCGTCAAATGTGTAAACTTCGTCTACCATGGCAAGATTGTTTATAACGCACAATCTTTCTGTCCATGGCATGAATGGCCGACCTTTTTTACGTGTGAGCCATTCATCTGAATTGAGTCCCACAATCAGCATGTCGCCCAGAGTGCGGGCTGCTTTGAAATAGGCAATATGCCCAGAGTGTAGCGGATCAAAGCCGCCTGTGACAAGTACGATTTTCATGCAGGTATTTACACCTGGATGTCTTCCATGCCAGCAGTTCTTAGCCGCACAACATGTCCCATCTGCCACTGCTTGGTATCCAAGCCTTTCATGATACCCAGCCAGCGATTTCGCAAGTATGCTACTTCGTTGATTATGGTTTCGTAATCAATCACTTCATCTTCGCCATCCACATACTTTTCAGCATCACGTGACGTAAGCGCACGAGCATAGCCTTCCAGGTACTTTTGAAAGTGCTTTCTACGGATTTTGCGCAGTTGGATGTTGAGAAAGTTCAACACAGCTTCAATTTCTTGAAGCTGGTTGTACCTAAACTCAGTTATGCCCGGAAGTGCTGTGATATTTTTTTCCACAACACCAGCAATGCGACAATCTTTTTTGGCGTCAATGATTTCACGTTCGTAGTGTGCTATAAAATCTGGAATAGCATCAAGCCCAGCAACTACTCGACTATACCACATGATCTAACTCCTCTACCAACCAAGGAAATGTTGTGCGCCAATTTTGATTTCTACGCCGATCTAGTTCATCTAAATAAGTGCGTAGTTTAATTAGCTCTGCTGGATTCTTTTTAGAACTAGCGATTTGCATTTGAACCCCTTCCATGTATTTTTTTATCTCTTTTTGTTGCCACGTATCTTCGGGCATGACCTCAAGGATGCGAACAAAGTGTTGGTCAAAGTAACCTGGCCCAAATATATCAGGGTTCATATGAGTTGGGTTGTTTACTGATATCAGGTAATGTCCAATATCTCTTGTGGCTCGGCATTGGTTAATGTACGTTAGTAAGTCTGGAATGCTGGGTATTGTAAGAGAAGTTATTACTTGATTTATGTTTAATGTAATCCACTTTTCCTTGACTAAAAATTCAAAATTTTCTTTCCACTGGTCCAGATTTAATCCATATCTCACATATTCTTGTTCGGCTCCCCAACAATCAATGCTGGCAGTCAAATCAAATCTTTTGATTTTTCTATCAATGATCAACTGTTTGATGCGCATGATATAATTTTTAAATTTTTCTGGCGCTATCATAAGATTGCTAACAATGTTAAACTCCAACTCCTTGTTTTTATGAGTATACAAGAAATCCATGCAAATGTCAAATTGACGTTGATAAAATGGTTCGCCGCCTAGTATGTGCAATCTTCTTATGTCAACATAGTGGGTGTTCATCCATGTCCAAAATTCATCAGTTAGTTGTGTTTGATTTGGATCACGAGAACTAAAGTTGTCAATTACCAATCCATTTTTTTCAAATCGTCCAAACCGATTGTTTTCCTGTTGTATTTTGCTACTGTATTTGTCTTGGCAATACACACAACTCATATTACACACATTGTCAAAATACACTTCCACAATACGAGGAGTCACATTAGTTGCCGACGCATCCACATCTAATTCTGGAGGAGTTAGATTGGGAATGTTTAAGTGTAACAATCGATCACTTGATCCGCCAGCATCTTCAATTTTTTTGCAATATTCGCAACCACCCTGGGGCCATTGTCCATCTAACATTAGTTTTCGGTCGGCACTTTTTTTTGGTGTGTTATGAAAATCTTTAAATGTGTCTGTTGTTAGATGAGTGTTTTCTACTCTATGGCAACTGTTGGTCATGCCTGTGTACAAATAAATTGAGCTCCAGGTCCACTTGAGCTGACACGCGGTAGCTGTGTTAATTGGAAAATACTTATTCATGCAACCACGTTACAAAATGAGCAGGGAACACATCTAGTGTTATGCTTCTTCTTGACGCAAACTCATTGATGTACTTTTTTAGATTTGATTTCTGTGTGTGAGTAGATTCTACTGCTAGTGTTGTAGATAATTCTCTAGTATAACCATAAAGACTTTTGCTAACAGGATCAAGTACACTGGCACTAAGATAATCAGGGTCTGTGCAAAAATTAGTCAGATCATTTTCTGTCTTGAACTCTGACCAAAACTGTTCTAAACCATGTACTGTTAAATTGCTAATGACATTGCAAAATCTATATTTGAATCTTGCGGAAATCAACTCGAAGTTTTGTAAAAATTTATTCCAGGTGTTACCATAACGATTGAACTCATACAAACTGCCCACATTTTCAGCACTGATTGTAAAGGTAACTGTGTCTGGTAATTGATCTAAAATTTTAGCAAGTCGTTTGTGATCTACTCCTAACCCGGTAAAAATATCAACAGGGTAGTTTATACTGGCCACCAATTCTGGCAGACCATTATACAAAAATGGTTCGCCGCCTGTGATCTCAACATGCCTGGCTCCTTTGACGTTTTTTATCTCATCAAGTATCAGCTGATAGCTGTTGCTGTTTTTTATTGCGTTTTGTCCAATTTTTAACAATATACGATCATTGGTGTTGATCAAATATCTTGTTTCGTCAAGATAAGGGCCATTGGTATTGATGTCTCGCAGCCAAGCAGTGCTGTATTGTTTGCAACAGTACGAACAAGTTAAATTGCAATCACTACCTAGCACAATATGCAAGGTCTGTGGACTGGATACAATGTCTGTATGAGTTTGTTGTGCGGAACCCATAACAGTCCTGCGACTAGGCAATCCAGATCTTTCTGCACGCCAGCAAGTGTTTTCACAGCTGGCAACAGGCAAATTATCAAGCATGTCCTGACGTTCTTGTTGAAGTTCAGGTGTATTGAACAATTGGCCTGGATTGTTTTTTAGCCAGTCTAAATTGATTTTTGAAGGTGTGGCAGCACAACACGAAGCTATAGATCGTCTTTCAGGTTCTACAGTTGCCCACCAAAATTTTTGAGAACAATAATAATCATCTTTGATTATTGATGTTGTCATTAATTTTCCCAGTCGTCTTCATTGTAATCCTCTTCTTCGGGATCTTCTTCTTCATCGTCTTCTGAGTAATCTTTGTCGTTGTCAAGATATGCCGTAAGTGCTCGTTTGATATCCGTGTCGCCTTTGAATGCGGTTCGAATATCCTCAACATCACTGTCATTGTCCATTAAAATTTGAACCACAGTTTCTGCTGCCTCTTGGCGATCGACTGTGTTTACAAATCGCTTGAGTTCGCCCCAAATTTCTGCCGCTATTGCTTCACTCATTCTGCTTCCTCCTCGCCGGTACTTACCTCTTCCTTGATATTTCCAAAGTCTTTCATCACAGTGTCAAGACAATTGTCATCATTGCGTTCCCAACCTTTGCGGAACTTCTTGATGATTTCACCTTCACTTGTGGTGAACACCAGGCTATTGCCTTCTTTCTTGAGCAGGCCTTTTTTCTCAATCAAGTCAGTCAATCCTGAGTATGGACTCATACCTGTTGTGTAAGGAATCTTGACTTGCACGCCTTCAAAGGGTTTGGCATAGCGTGTTTTCATAACTTTGCAGCCTGCACGGATACCCATCACATCAGTGATCTTGTTGCCGTCCTCGTCCTCTTTCAGCTTCATCTTCTTCATGGCCACCACAATTGATGAGGCGTAAATGAAACCTTGACCGCCACTAATTTTGTCGTCTGGGTCAAACATATCCTGTGATGCGTATGTGTGATTGGTACAAACCAAACCCACATTGTATGAACCAAACATGTTCACACAGTTACGCACCAAGGCGGTGAGAGCTTTGGGTTTACGTCCTAGATCACCCTTCATTTCGCCTGCATCAAACTGGTTTACGTCAGTGGGTGTTAACAACATGCCCAGTGAGTCAATCACAAACATGACCTTGGGACGCTCGCCATCTGGCAGGGCCTTGTAGTCACTCATGAATGTTGAGATAGTTTTGGCCACGTCATCAATCATGGCCATGCTCAGTTTGAGCAGTTTGTCTGGACCAGTGTCAACACCTAGTGCTTTGAGCCAGTCCTCGTCCAGTGCGTTTTCACTGTCAATCAACACCACAAAGATACCTTGCTCTTGTGCGTTCTTCACAATGTTGCCTGAACAGATATAACTCTTACCTGCACCAGAGTCTCCGGCAAACACAGTGACCTTGCCCAGTGGAATGCCACGGTTAAAGTCTCCTGAGATCAGATAGTTCAATGCATAGTTGCCTGTTGAGATCCAGTCTGTTGGATCATTGAAGCCAATCGAAAGGCCATCAATGCTTTTGGTAATTTCTTTACGAAATTTTGATACGTCAAATGGTTTTCCCATAGTCTAAGTCCTTATATAAATCTTTAAAAATTTTCCTGCTGTCTAAGTTTCTTCTTTGATCTAGTTGTTGTATTCTATTCAATGTGTCAAGTAGTGTTGATTCAAAAGGTTTTTGCGTGTGTCTAAGCAGGTTTTGATACCCATCCTCAAGCAAATATCCTTGTTTCAACTCTATGCGACGTTGTATTTCTCTTCCAAGTGATTGTAACACATTTTTTGGTAGTTGTCTAGTGTCTAGCCAATCAGGCCCAAGTGTTGCTGTCAAAATAAAACTATTTGGGTGAAATCCCTGTGCTAAAAAGTAATCAATACACTCAAAAATTGCAGTGTGATTTAAAACACACCAAACCATATTAAATGTAAGTTTATGTGGCAACTGCCTGATACGTTCTAAATTTTCTAAAAAGTCTTTCCAGATTCCGCCGTACCTCATGTACTCAAACTTGTCCTCAATACTTTCTGCACTCACTGTCCAATGAACATTTTTAAATTGACAAATCAAATCCATTACATTGGTATCAGTTTTGCTAAGATTTGTGTTTACCCTTAGTTCTACGTCGGGATTTTTTTCCAACAATAACTCTAGCATTTCTGAGTTTTCTTTGATCAACAAAGGTTCTCCGCCGGCCATGTAAACGTTTTTTATTTGATGTAGATTGTCAAACACATAAGATTTGAGTTCTTGTATGCGTTGCTCACTTGGTGTGTTGATAACAACATTTAATTCACTGGCCCATTTGCTGCTCAACACAGGACCGCAATAAACACAAGCATGGTTACAAGTATTTCTCCATCTGATATCAAGTTGCTGTAAATTGAATTTTTCAGGAGTATCGTACAGTGTGGCATCAACTTTTTTCAACTGTTTTATATAATACACACGACTACTGACAATATTTGTTAATGTTTTACTTTCTTCTAGTTCATAACAATAGGAACAAGTATGTGGTTTTTGTTTGTCAAGCATTTGTTGTTTGATCTTGGTATTAGCCGGTCCAGTTAATATATCTTGTATACTGTTATTTTTTAAATTTCCAATACTTTCTCTACTGCAAATACAATTTTTAACATCACCACTGATGTCAGTATAAAAACCAGTCCAAGGCAACGGACAAAATGCTTTATTTGTTATAATATCTTTAGGTGTCATACTGGACCTAAACTGATATCCGGAATAGTCAACCCGTTGGCATCTGCCATTTCTAATGTATGTACCAGTGTGCTGGCCCAAACGTCAACATCTGCTGCCGGAGGAACAGGACGCTCAGGTGCTGTGCCAATCATGCCAGGTCTTACTACAGTCAATTTAATTTTTAATCGTCGATATCTGATTTGTTTTACTGCTTCTTCAAGAGTAATTTTTTGAATTCTATAAGCATCCATGCCCAATCCTGGCAACACACTCACAGGATCTTGAGTCATCATGGTACTGATAACTATGATATGTTTTCCAGTTCCAGACCAACGTTGCGCCATTTCAAACAGCAATTCAGTCTGTGCAAAGCCTGCCTGTGCATTATTAACAAACACATCTGACGATTCAATTGCGTCTGCAATTTTTGGAATTGATCTTATGTTGTGTCCTGTGCGGCGACTCAATCTTACAACCTCGTGACCACGACTTTCGTATTCGTTGCCTAATGCCTGCCCTATTCCGGCGGTGCCGCCTGTGATTGCTATTTTCATATTTTTTTAAGATATTCTAATCCCTTGGCATCAGTTATTGGCATACAGGCCAACATGATTCGTGGAAATTTTGCTTCAGCATATGGCATTACTCTGTGAGGAAACCAAGAATTAAATACTATAGGATTTTTATCCATGCTATACTTGGCAATACAGGGATATGTCTTGTCAACAATATCATGCAGTTTCCATAAGTTGTACCCATGCTCTTCGTAACTGGTTATGTGCGGATTTACAAACACTCCCAATGGATTCATGTCTTCAACAGGAATGTCATACCACTCGGTATAAACGTTTTCGGTATTGTAAATTGGAAAATTTATTTTTATCAACTTTGGCGGAGGTCCAACATGTAAACGAAAACCAGTGTCCTTCATATCTTCGGTCAGTATCCCGACTGATATTTGTTGTAATGGTATTTGAATAGATTTCATATACTTTATTAATGTAGGACAATGGCGGGCCATGTTTGGTCCATCTATTAGATGCCAAAAACTACGATCATCGACTAATGTTCTAAAATTAGTGTTTTTGTCAATCCAATGCATAACTTCTTCTTTTATTTTATCCATATCCGGGCAGTCTAACTCATGATAGGCTTTTAGTTTATTAGAATCTGCTGGATAGTTTGGAAAGTCAATTAAATTTTTCATTGTATTCCTCTAAGTTGTTTTTGTTTTTGTATGTATGCATCTATTGATTGTTGATCTTTATTTTTTACATTTAAAATCGCAGGCTCTTTAAGATATGCATAAGAATGGTCAATACCATGTTCTCGATCAAATGCTTGTATGTTAGGCCAATCCTCAACATTTAAAATGCTAACT